GCCATCTAGATATAATACCTACACCAAAGAGACTATCGTTAGATAGAATATTTGCTAGGTATATACGTAGATATAACACCTATGCAAAGAAAGGAGTTAAGTAATATGGATATACTTATAGGTATAGTTCTAGTTCTGTTAGCGTGTAAGTTGTTAATTGAACTGGTCGGATTTTTTGTCGGTATGAAACTGATAAAAAACATCACAAAAGATTGGGATAAATAACTATGAGGTTATATATTCTATTTGTGATTGTAATGATAATAATAATACTAACATAGGAGATAATATGTTTTGGTTTAGTTTAATACTAGGTATTGTTGGATTCTTAGTAATAGGAATCGTAGCATATCTAGGTATGAAAGCGACAGGTGCATTATGAATATGGTAATG